TGAACCTCACAAGCTACCGCCCAGTTGCGGTGAACGCTGTGTCGCTTCAGATCGTGACTGGTAACGCACTCATCTACCGGATGCCAAACGGCGACCGGGTGGTGTACTCCATTCGCGACTATGCGGTTGGCCGAGAGATCGGTGGCCGGGTGCGCGAAGTGATGCTGCGGGACTGCAAGCAGTTCGGTATGCTCGATGGGGACATGCAGAACCAGATCGAGGCCGCAACCAAGAAGAAGGGCAAGTCCTTCAAGTATGACACAAATGTCGAACTCTACACCTACTACTGGTGGGAAGGAGGCAAGTGGCACATGCGGCAGGCTGTGGATGAAGTCGAGATCGAGGAAGCCAAGACCAGCTACAAGGAAGCGGACTTCCCGTGCCTTGTGCTTGCATGGAACCTCGGACGAGGCGATCACTACGGTCGCGGACTGGTCGAGGACTACAGCGTCAGCTTCCACAACATCGACGTGATGACGGAAGCCATGATCGACCTGATCGGTGTGGCCGCAGACATCAAGTTCCTCGTGAACGATATGTCCAGCTTCGACGTGGATGCTTGGAACAACGCCAAGCGCGGCGAGTACGTGCCGGGCAAGGAAGGCGACATCAGCGTTCCACAGTACAAGTTCGCAGTCGAGGTCCAGTTCATTGGTGAGGCAATCGCCAAGCTGGAACGGGAACTCGCACAAGCGTTCCTACTGTCGAGTGCAGGCGTCCGTGACGCCGAGCGTGTGACGGCAGAGGAAATCAGGTTCTTCGCTCGTGAGATCGAGAGCGCATTCGGTGGGCTATACTCCCGCCTCGCTCTGGACTGGCAGCGCAAGGAAGCTGAGTACCTCCTGAGCCAGATCGACTTCCAGACCTACCTGACTTCGGGAGATGAGGTATTCGAGACCACGGTTGTGACCGGGCTTGAGAGCCTATCCCGAGAAGGTAAGCTGGATGCACTGAGGATCGCCATTGCGGACCTTCAGATGCTCGACGCAGTGCCGCAGGAAATCAGGGAGGCGTTCAACCCGCTCAAGTTCGCAGCGTTCATCTTCCGCAATCGCGGTGTGGATGCCGAGGACTTCCTGTTCACTCAGGATGAAATGCAGGCGAACCAACAGGCCAAGATGGCCCAAGAGGAACGCCTGATGGAGAAACAAGGCGAAGTCGCAGTAGCGTCCAAAGCCGCATCAGGACGATAAGGAGAGACTATGTCTGATCTTGAAAACGTGACACCTGCAGGCGGCAACGCCGCACCCGGAGCCCAGCAGGTCAACGACGACGACCATCCGGCAATCGAGAACGCACCTACCGATGGTGCCGACCCTACTGCACAGGATGGCCCACCGCCGTCCAACGCAGACCGGAAGGCAGCGAAGGAAGCCAAGGAAGCCGCAGAGAAAGCCGCCAAAGAAAAGGATGATGCTGAAGCTACCGCAGCCGAGGACGGTGACAAGGACGGCGGCGAAGGCGACGATGACGAGGACGACAACAAAGACCTCGACACGTCAGTCTGGGGTGACACCGGCGATGAAGTCGGAAACTCGGTCCTTCAGACCCTTCAGAACTCCGGTGTATCAACCGAGGAAGCCAAGGCGCTTCTCTGGGATGCAGTGGAGTCGGGAGACCCGACGAAGGTGGACCGCGATGCACTGGTCGAAAAGGTGGGCAAGGCAAAAGCCACGCTCATCATGGCTGGCATCGAGAACGTGACCGGAAAGAACAACGCCAAGATCGCTGAAGTGACCAAGGTGGCTAACGACACGGCTGGTGGCAAAGAGAACTGGAAGAAGGCGTCGGCTTGGGCCGCGAAGGCTTTGCCCGGTGACGAACTGGACGAACTACGCAACATGCTAGATAAGGGCGGGCGTCAGGCCAAGTTCGCTGTCGGGGAGATCGTCGCACGGTACAATGACGATCCCAAGAACACCGCGCTTCAGGCCGGTACGAAACAGGTGCAGCCGGATGGCAAATCGAGTAAGGCAGTTGAGCCTATGTCCCGCCGTGACTACGGTAACGAACTCGACAAGCTGCATCGCCGTCGCGGTACTTCCGCAGAGTTCGCGGCACTGAAGGCGCAGCGCAAAGCTGGCATCAAAGCCGGTATCTGATCCAATACAAAGGGAGGCCCAACCGGGTCTCCCGTAAGCAGGGGTATCAACCCCGAGGACAATCACATCATAGGAGGCTACTATGCCCACTCAATCTTCCCTTCCAGACGACAACACCCACCTGAGCGACTTCGACCGTGGAGACATGATCGAACAGTACGGTGGTATTGTTGACGCACAGATCGCCAAGCGTTCGATCATGCGCCAGTTCGCCGAGATGCACTCCATCCGTGGCACTGACACCAAGACCGTTCGCCGGATGGGCGACAGCACCCTTCAGGGCATCAACGATGCTGCTGCGGGTCAGGAGATGTCCAGCACGCCGCGCAACTTCGACCGTGCGCAGGTGACTGTTGACACGATCATCCTTGCTCGTGACAGCCGCGCACTGCTGAACGAGTTCCAGACCGACTTCTCCGCACGGCGCGAGATCGGCATGGACCACGGCAAGACCATCGCCAAGTTCTTCGACGCCGCTCTCCTGAGCATGGGTGTCAAGTCTGCGCTTTCCAACGTGACTGCCGGTGTTGCTGACGCGGCTATCAAGGGCAACCAAGGCCGTGACCTCGGTGACGCCTTCAAGTCTGGCAAGCATGTCGAACTGGCCGGTGCCGGTGACGAACTGGACCCGACCGCCCTGTACGCTGCATTCGAGGCAGTCATCGTGGAGATGCAGGAGAACGATGTCGATACCGACGAGACCGCGCTGTTCGTGCGTCCTCGCCAGCACGCTGTTCTTATGAACAACGACAAGCTGATCGACCGTTACTTCTCCCGTGACAACGGCGACTTCGCTGAAGGCACCATCAAGACGCTGATGGGTGTTCCAATCGTCCCGACCGCTCGTCTGGCCGACACGAACATCGACCTGTCGATCCTGTCGGACGGTTCCGAGTACGTGCCTTCTGGCATCGAGAACTCGGTGACTGGCCTCGTCATGCACCCCAACTCCCTGTTGGGTGGTGAGACCATTCCGCTGACTTCCAACGTACACTACAATGACCTGCGACTGTCGTGGTTCATCGACAGCTATCTGGCCTTCGGCGCGGCACCCCGCCGCCCTGACCAGACTGGTGCGGTGTTCTCGCTGGATGCCGCCAACGACCCGTAAGCTACAGCCAAGCTATACTAGGCCAACTACGCCCGCCTGTCCCTTGTGGATGGGCGGGCTTTTTTTTTGTTCACTAGTATGCACAGGGAGACCAACCATGTACACAAGACTGGACATCATCAACGAGATGATCGTCAGCACTGGTGCGAGGCCCCTTACTGCTGAACAGAACCGACACCCAAACTACATGAAAGCCGAGCAGCTTCTTGGCCGGGTTCAGGCTTCTGTGCAGTCGTGGGGTCTATACTTCAACACCGAAGTGCGCGAGATCACTCAACAATCCAATGGCGAGGTCATCGTACCTCAAGGCTGCATAAAGGCAGACCCGACAGATCGTCGGTGCAATCTGACCCTGCGCGGCAGCAAGATGTACGACCTCGACACTGGCACATTCGAGATCGACCAAGACGTTAGGCTGAAGATGATCTTCAAGCTGGACCTCGAAGAAATGCCCCTCAGCGCACAGGAGTACGTCCGTGCAAAGGCCGTGTTTGAGTTCTACCTGAACGAGGACGGCTCGGACCCTAAGCTGAGTAACTATCGCAATGAGCGCGACCGTGGGTGGCAAACCCTGTATCGTGAGCATCTCCGCAACCGCCAAGCAAACATCTACGACAACCCGAGCAATACTGTGACGCAGCTTAGCCGGGGTGACGGACGTGGTCGCTGGCAACCAAGGGTGAACTAATATGGCACTGAAATCAGGTTCCCTCGGAACCCTTCTCCAAGGTGTGAGCCAGCAGCCCGACCGAGTACGCCTCGACGGGCAGGTCTCTGAACAGGTGAACCTGATATCGGACGTGACCCTCGGGCTCAGCACACGCCCTTCAACGAACGAGGGCTCGGAACTCGACCGGGCCACTCGCGAACACGTCTATCAGAACATCAGCTTCGATGGCGTCGATTACATCATTGGCTACAAAGGCGGTGATATTCAGTTGTGGTCCCTCGACGGTACGCGCCAGAACGTGCAGTATCGGAACGGAGCCACACCTAGCTACATCGGCAGCGACATGCAGTTCCATGTGGTTGACAATAAGATCATCGTCCTGAACAGGAACCGCGTAGTGCGCAAGTCCACCTTCATCGAAGGTCGGGACTGGTACGTTGCGCTGTTTCACGCCCTCGGTGGTCAGTTCCTAAAGACCTACGCCGTGCAGTTGAACTTCGGTGATGGCACTGTCATCAACGCAGAGTATCAGGCACCTGACGGGACCACAACCGGAGACGCAGAAAAGACCTCATCGGAGTACATCATCGGTGAACTGGTCTCTGCCCTCCAAGCCGATCCGAACTTGCCTTCGGGTACGGTTATCAGCCGACAGTTCGACGTGGCCCGAGTGTTCCATCCTACCATGCAAATCCGTATCGGTGTCTCAGACGGCGAAGGCGGTGAAATCCTGCGGGGTGTATCGGACACTGTGAAGAAGGTCGAGGACTTGCCTCGCTTCGCACCCAATGGTGCAGTGGTCAAGGTGGTCACGAGCGAGGCTGACGAGGACGACTACTGGCTCAAGTTCGATGCCAAGGACACCATCCCAGAGAACGGCTCTGCTGGCTTCGGTCGTGAGGGCGTTTGGCAGGAGTGGTATGATCCAACAGAGGAACGCCACTTCAGTCTTGGCACCATGCCGCACGTCATCATCCCCGAGGGTGGTGCGTTCTTCGTTGAGCGAGGCCCTTGGCTTCCGCGAAGCGTTGGCGACGAAGGCAGTGCGCCGTTCCCAAGCCTCATCGACAAGCCGATCCGAGACGTGGGCGGGTTCGAGGGCCGATTGGCTATACTGACGCCTGACACGGTGGTCATGTCCCGCACGAACTTCCCCTTCGATTTGTGGCGCGAGAGCGCGACGGTGGTGTCTGCAACGGACCCTATCGACATCAGCAGCACGAAGAAGGACGACCTCAAGCTGGACTGGTTAGTACCGTTCGACCGCGATATGTTCGTGATGGCCGATCCGGGCGACAGTCAGTTCGTGATCCGTGGTGGTGGCCTCGACCCCAACACGGTGAGCATGGTTCTGACCACAGAGTTCGAGATCACATCGGGCGGTACGCCGCCTGTGTCAACTGGACGGACGATCCTGTTCCCCTTCACCGCTGGCGGGTTCAGCGGCATCAAGGAGTTCTACACTGACAGCGACACTGCCGTGAACGCGGCGAACAGCCTGACAGAGACACAGGACAGATACATCAATGGCCTCGTGACGGGCCTCGAAGTGAGCCAGAACTTCAACATGGGACTGCTTCGTACAAACCAGAGCCGCAAGACGGTATGGGTGTACAAGTACCTGTGGGACGGCAGAGACCCTATGCAATCCGCTTGGAGTAAGTGGGAGTTCAAGGACGATGTGGAACACTTCTTCTTCCGCAACAGTATCGTGTACTTTGTGTCGAGTGACGCAGATGGTGATGTGTTCTTTCACAGTCTTGACCTTAACCGGCCCGTGACGGCATTCGGCTACCACGCTATGCTGGACCGGCAGGTTACGAGACAGGCAGTCGTGCAAGGTGAACTAACCAGTATCGACATTACCTACCCAGAAGCGCGTTTCCTTCAATCCACCGGGTGCTCCAATCCCGGCCTAGAAGCGAAGCCGACACTGGAAATCAGGATCGACGCCACTACCACACGGTACTTCTTCGATCCAGCGGTCATACCTGCAAGTGCTTCGGCACTATGCGGGCAGACTGTTCGCTGGCAACTGGAACCGTCGCAGGTGTTTGCTAGGGACTATCAAGCCCGTATCGACACCAGCCAGAAAGTGACCATTCAAGACTACGTTGTTCATCTGGACAACAGTGGGGAGTTCAAAGCCATTGGCAAGAGCCCCTATAGCGATGATTGGGAGTACACCGCCTTCGTGTTCCCGTTGGACGACGAGCCACTCGATCCCGAGAGACTTATAATCCAGAACGGGCCGTTCTACATCCCTTGGGGTGAACGAGCGGACTGGTCAACACTGATCCTCGAAGGCACCGACATCAGACCCGTGACCATTCACGAAGTGGAGTGGATCGGACAAATCCTCAGAACGAAAGGACGGAGGGCATGAAGGGCATGAATACACTGATGCTATCCCAAATGGGGATGTCCCTTGCGTCAAGCTGGGGCGATTTCCAGAAAGCATCCATCCAAGCCGACTTGCAGGAACGCATACAAGCGTACCGCAACACCATGTCGAAGCTGAGTGCCGCTCGCAGCCTGAACGCTGTGACGGTCAACGAGGCTCGGGCAGGTGACGCAGCAACGGTGGCAGACGTGATGATCCAGAAGCAGTCGATGCAAGATCAGGCT